CGTGACGATCGACGCCTCGCGCGAAGCCTCGCTGCAGATGGACAGCGCGCCGATGTCACCGGCGGATGCCACGACCGTCTATGTCTCGCTCTGGCAAAACAACTGCGTCGGCCTGCGCGCGGAGCGGTTCATCACCTGGAAGCGCGTCGGGACGAACTCGGTCAAGTACCTCACCGCGGCGAACTGGCCGGCGCCGACCGGCGGCGCGGGGCTGTTCGCCGCCGAGGCTCCGAGTCGCAGCAAGGGCTAACGGTGCGCGTCTTCGGGCTCGACATCACGCGGGCGCGGCCCACCGTCACCGGATCGCTGCCGGGGTCGGGCGGCTGGCTGAACGTCGTGCGTGAGCCGGCGACCGGCGCCTGGCAGCGCAACCAAGAATTGGCCGTGCCGACGGCGCTATCGTCGGCCGCGGTCTATGCCTGCACGACGCTGATCGCCCAGGACATCGGCAAGCTGCGCCTCCGGCTGGTCGAGCGCGACGCCGCCGGCATCTGGCACGAAACGACCTCGCCCGCGTTCTCGCCCGTCCTCGCGAAGCCGAACCGCTATCAGATCATCCAGAAGTTTTTGGAGCAGTGGATGGTCTCGAAGCTGACATTCGGCAACGCCTACGTGCTCAAGCAGCGCGACGAGCGCGGCGTGGTGATCGCGCTCTACGTGCTCGACCCGCAGAAGGTCACGCCGCTGGTAACGCCGGATGGCGCGGTGTACTACGAGTTGACGACACACGAACTCGCGGGCGTGGCGCAAACGGTCACGGTGCCGTCACGGGAAATCATTCACGACTTGATGGTGCCGCTGTTCCATCCGCTGGTCGGCGTCACGCCGATCTATGCGTGCGGGCTAGTGGCGCTGCAGGGGCTGAAGATCACCGAGAACTCGACGAACTTTTTCGCGAACGGCTCGAGCCCGGGCGGCGTGTTGCTGGTGCCGGGCAACATCAACAAGCCGCAGGCCGACGAAGTCGCGGCCGAGTGGGCCGCAAAATATACCGGGATGAATGCGGGCAAGGTGGCGGTGCTGCCGAACGGCATCACGTACGAGGCGCTGAGTGTCAACGCGACGGATGCGCAGTTGATCGAGCAATTGAAATGGACGGTGGAACAAGTCTGTAGCTGTTTCCACGTCCCGGCCGCGCTGATCGATTCGAGCCACCAGCCGCCGTATGCGAACTCCGACCCGCTCATTCAGATGTACTACTCACAATGCTTGCAATGCCTGATCGTGGCGCTCGAGCTGGCGCTGGATCACGGGCTCGGCCTGGTCGACGTGCCGGGCAAGACCTACGGCACCGAATTCGACATCAACGATTTGCTCTGGATGGATACCGCGACCAAGACGAAAGCGGCGACCGACGCGATCATCGGCGGGCTGTTGTCGCCGAACGAATCGCGGGCGACCTATTTTGGCGTCGGCCCCGTCGAGGGCGGCGATACCCCGTATTTGCAACAGCAGCAATTTTCGCTGGCGGCGCTGGCTCAGAGGGACGCCAACGACCCCTTCGCCAAGCCGCCAAGCGCCCCGCAGGCGGCCTCGACGACGCCGGAGGAGGAAGACATCGACCTAGCGTCGTTCAGCGCCCTGCTGACGCGTAAGGCCGTTCAGGAGGGGTGGCTACACGATGCCTGACCTCGAAGCCTTCGCGGAAGTCGTGCGCCTGACGATTAAGGCCGCGCTGGCGCCTGAACAGGTGCGAAACGCGCGGCTGGACCAGGCCTTGACCGAGGCGCGCGCGGAGGTGTCCCTCCTTCGCGAGCGCCTCGCCATCGTCGAAGCGCGCGACCCGGTGCCGGGGCCGCCGGGACCGGCCGGCGCCGACGGCGAAGCGTTCACGGCCGGCGACCTCGAGTGTGTGCAGGCGCCCGACGACCCGCGGCTGGTGACGCTGCAATTTCGCAAGGGCGACGTGATCACGCCGGCCGGGTCGCTGCAGTTCCGGGTGCCGGTGTTCTGCGGGGTGCATCAGGCCGGCGCCTCGTATGAGCCCGGCGACCTGGTGACGCTGTCGGGCTCGCTCTGGCACTGTAACGCCGCGACCCGCGAGCGGCCGGGCAGCGGCGCCGCGGCGTGGACGCTCGCGGTCAAGTGCGGCCGGGATGGTAAGGACGCGTCGCTGCTGGTGGGGCCGCGCTGATGGCGACGCTCGTCACGCTCCAACAGGTCAAGGACTACCTGCGGACGGGTACGCCGGCCGGGCATCCCGACGATGCGGCGCTGCAACTGGCGGCTGACGCCGCCGAGTACGTGATTCTCGAATACCTGAGCCCGACCGTCGAGGATGCCGCGATCGTCGCGGATTGGGACGACGCGACGGCGCCGCCCATCGTCCCGCAAATGGTGCTGTTCCAGACGGGCGAGTTCTGGCGCTTTCGGGGCGACGACCTCGAGGGCGGCGGGCCGCGCCGTGACCTCGAGCGTGGCGACTTGCATCCGCTCGTGGTGGGCGCGTTGCGCCGGCTGCGCACCCCGGTGATCGCATGATCCCGTCTGGCTCACGGACCAAGATCGTCGCGCTCGAGAACCCCGCCGGCCCGGTGTCCGACGGCGCGGGCGGGTTCACGTTGACCTGGGCGCCGCTCGATCCGCCGTGGGCGTGGGTGGCGCTTGATGCGCTCGCCAGTGCCGACATGGAACGGCAAACCGCCGACACCATCACGGCTGGCGGCACGCATGCCGTGACGCTGCCGTATCACCCCGGCGTGACCGTCCAGACCCGGCTGACCTATACGGACCCCGACCGCGGGGCGCGGGTGTTCCAGGTGCTCGGCCTGCGCGACCCGAACGAAGCGCGGCGCGAGCTGGTGCTGGTGGTCGCGGAGGCGTTACCGTGATCAAGTTCACGCTCGGCGGTGTCGCGGTCACGCAAAGCAAGTTTAAGCAGTTGCCGTCGTTTCTCGCGGCGCAAGCGCAGGCCGCGCTGATTTCGCTGGGCACGTCGGTCGCGGCCGACATCGCGGGGGCGTATGCGGCGCTCGGGGGCACCGGCCAGCTCGCCGCGGGGATGGTGGTCCGGTCGACGCCCGGCAAGACCAAAGCGCGCGTCGTCATCGCGAACCGCGTCCGCTGGTCGGCCGGGTATGAGTTCGGCACGAAACGCCGGCAGACAAAGAAACGCGCGAACCGTGGCGCGATCCCGCATGCGCCCGACGGCCGGATCTTCGTGCCGCGGGTGATGAAAGCCCGCGAGACGATGATCCCGAAAGTCGCGGCGATCATGCGCGCGGAAGGGCTCACGGTGTCCGGTGGCTGATTCCAGCGCGGTCGATACGGCGGTGATCACACACCTGGCCAGCGATGCGACGCTCGCGACGCTCCTGCCTGGCGGCGTGCATTTCGGCCTGGCGCCGCAAGGCAAGACCGCGTTCGCGCTGGTGACGCTCGACGAAAGCGCGGATGTCTCGGTCTTCAGCGAGACCCCGGCGCAGCGCCGCGCAATCGAAGTCGTGACGTATGCGGTGCAGGCGGTGGTCTTGACCAGCGCAATGGCGCCGGCCACCGATGCCGCGGCGCGCATTGACGCGCTCTTGGAAGATCAGCCGCTCACCGTGCCGGGGTATGGGTGGCTGTCCACGGTGCGCGTCCAGCGCATCCGCGACCCCGGCGAACTCGATCCCTCTGACAAGTCGATCCGATGGCAGCATCACGGCGGGCGCTATCGGGTGCAAGTCGCGCCGACAGTCTAAGGAAGGACTGAACCATGATTCGTGCAGGACGTGACGGCCTGGTGAAATGGGACCCCGCGGGCGGGGCCACCGGGACCGCGCTCATCTCCATCAAGTCATTCACCCTTTCGCTCGCCACCGAGAAGATCAACGTGACGTGTTTTCAAGACACGAATCGCGTCTACATTCCCGGGATGCGCGACATCAGCGGCACGCTGACGGGCTTCTGGAACAGCGACGATATGTCGTTGATCGAAGCCACGGCGTTGACCACGCCCGGCATGCTCGACCTGATTCCCCACAGCAACGACCCCAGTACCGCGACCCCGCACAAGTTCAGCGGCCTGGCCTACATGGACGCCGAGATCGATACCGACGTGGAAGGGGCACCGGCCCTGTCGGGCACGTTCATGGCGGCCGGCCCGTGGACGCTGCCGGCGGGCACCCTGTTCTAAGGGCGGCGTGCCGGGGCTGTTCAATTCCGTCACGGTGGGCGGGCAGTCCGGCGCGATCCTGTGGGGCGCGGGGCCGGCGGCCGTGCTCGGGCGCTGGACGGTGACCCGCGACGAGCATTTCGCCTGGACGCTGGCGGCGCGGGTCGAGCGGGTCGACACCGTGCGCTTGCGCCAGCTCCCGCTCATCTTCCAGGCGCCGCGCCGTGCGAAGCCCGCCGGGCTCTGGTGCTTTCCCGTGCTCCCGAAAACGCTGCAGGTACAGGGCGAGTCGCTGACCGCGAAGCTCGGCCC